AGCCCGCCCCACCGACGAACGCCTTGCGCGCGGATCATGGGGAAAGCATGACAAGGCCAATGGTTGCGCGTTTGTCGATGCAGCGTGCGATATGATTGGGCGGCTTTTGGTATCTCGGCAGATATCTGAGCGGCAGGCGCAAACAGCCCGAACATTTTCAGAGTGCTATGCTGATTACAAGGCAGAGATCGGTATCACGGAAAGCAAATCATGCATTGCCGTATCGTCCGGCGGATTTGATGCTGGCGATGGCGATCCCGACGTGTTCAAAAGATATTATGCCATGCGCGACAAGATTGGTCGCATCAAGCTGGCAATGCTGCAAAACGAATGTGACAAGCCAGCCGATGGCGTGCCGTATAACATCAAGGCGCTGGCGAATGCGCTGGATTGTTTGGGGGCTTGACTAAGCCATAAAACGTGGTATTTATAGAGGCGAAGAATTGCGTTTACTATGTCGGGTTAGGGAAGCGGCATCCCGTTTGGTTCATACCCAGAAGATCGTCGGTTCGAGTCCGGCACCCGCTACCAAATTGCGTTTGATGTTGTGTGATGCACCCGATATGTAGGGATCGCGTCACACATCATGAGGCGCGAAATTTACTAGCTGATTCGGACAAGGCGGTAGTAAATTTAAGCCCGTTATCTGTTTGAACCCAGGTAGCGGGCCGCGCTTCAAAACACCATAGGCGGGATGCCAAATGACAGATCAAGACATCATAGACGGCGTGGGATCATCGGAAGCCAAGCGCATACACGAAATCATTAACGCATCAATCTGGGCCGCTATCCGCAACGCGCTACGTCCAATGATTAAGGCGCATGTTGCAGATTGCATCGCGGCTCAAAAGCGCATCGCGCGGATCGTCGGTATGGTTCCTTCGGCAATGAAGCCAAGCCCAATGTGCAAAGACCCTTGGAACACGCGCATCCAAGATTAAAGATTTACGACCACAGGCGGGACGCCTTAACGATCAACGAAAGGCGGGACGCCTAATGACAATCACGCCAAAGCAGCAGCGGTTCGCAGACGAATACCTGATCGACCTGAACGCAACGCAGGCATCAATTCGCGCCGGATACAGCGAACGATCAGCAGAGCAGCAGGGCAATCGTCTGTTGGGAAATGATAAGGTTGCGGCTTATATCAAAGACGAGCAGGGCGACCGGTCAGAGCGCACTGGAATAACGCAGGATTATGTCTTGGGTATAATCACTGAGGCCATTGGCCTTTCTCGATCAACAGAAAACGTGATGGGCTTTTACAAGGGCGCTGAATTGCTCGGCAAGCACCTTGGCATGTTCAACGAAAAAGACAACGGCTTAAATGGTGCGGAGGCCATAGCAGAGTCATTGCGCGAAATTGCTGACAACCTTAACGGATGAGTGTTCAACTTGACCGCCAAATGGCGCGTTGGTATGACCTGATTGATATTCCAGAGCAAGTTAGGCTTAGGGATGAGGAAATCAGGTTTAAAGTTGTGCCAGCGGGCAGGCGATCAGGCAAGACGGAAAGGGCCAAGCGTTACGTTGCCAAGCAAGGCATGAAAAACGCGGGCGAAATGTACTTCCTTGCAGCGCCAACGCGCGACCAGGTAAAGAAAATCTTTTGGGATGACATCAAGGCGCTAACGCTATCAGCATCGCACCCCAAGCGACCGTCTGAAAGCGATCTAAAGGTTTTCATGCCCAACGGCACCGAAATCCACCTTATAGGACTAGACAAGCCGCAACGGATTGAAGGCATTGGTTGGACTGGCGGCGTGATTGATGAAATCGCGGACGTAAAAGAGGAAGCGTGGGAGGCAAACATATTTCCTGCGCTCAACACAGTATCACCCCTTCGGCCTGACCACCGCGCTTGGTGTTGGCTTATCGGCGTTCCCGACGGCTTGAACCATTATTATGATATGTATCAAAAGGCGTTGTCTGATGCGCACCCTGATTGGGCGGGCTATCACTGGAAGTCGTCAGAAATCCTGCCCGATGACGTGATTGACGCGGCCAAGCGTTCAATGAGCCGCAAGCAATACCTTCAAGAATTTGAGGCCAGCTTCGAAACCGCCACGGGCCGGATTTATGAGGATTACGGCAAGGCAAACTATACAAGCGAGACAATCCAGCCACACGAACGGTTGTCATGGATGCACGACCAGAACTACACTCCGCTATCATCGGCAATCGGTGTTGTGCGCGAGAACGCGCTTTACCTGTTGGATGAAATCGTATTGACAAGCGCGGTATCAAGGCAATCGGCTGTTGAGTTTGTCGAACGCTACAAGGACCACAAAAACAAGCACGTTGATGTCTACGGCGATCCGGCGGGCAAGGCGGGCGAAAAGCACGGCCATTCGTCTGACTATACGGATATTGAGGACGTGCTAAAAACAAACGGCTGGACGTACACGCGCAAGGTCGCTCGCGCGGCCCCTGCAATCAAGGATCGACAGAACGCCGTTCGCGCCAAGATATGCAGCGCGATGGGTGAACGAATGCTATTCTGCAACCCGATCAAGGCCCCGTATTGTAACAAGGGCTTGGCGACTGTGCAGCTACAAAAGGGCAGCACGTTTCAAGAAGATCAGAAAAACGACACCCAACACATAACGACTGCAATCGGCTACATGGTTCATCGCGTCTGGCCCATTGATCGAAGCACAATGACCGCAACAGCCCTGCCATTCTAAGGAAAGCCCATGCCCAAAGATGAAAAGCAAATGCAGAGGCTCGCTGACTTAGGGCAGAAATGGAAATTTCTGTCAACGTCGCTCAAGCCTGACCGCTTCAAAAGCGATGACGCCACAAGCCTGCAAGCTGCTATAGAAGACCTGATCTATGACTATTCAGGCAGAATTAACCTTGCAGCGGCAATCGGCATTATTGAAGTGGTCAAGTTAAATTTACACAAAGATAACGGGTAGAAAACATATGTCTGACACAGTCAACAAACGCTCGGCTGTGATGGCCAAAATGGTCACAGCTGCCGAAAAGGGCCGCGCCCTAATGGGTGGATCTGATGCCATGCGCCTGGCGGGCAAAACATACCTGCCCAAATTCAAGGCCGAACTGGATGAGGATTACAAGGCACGCCTTGCGTCGTCATGGCTGTTCAACGGGATGCGTAAGACGGTCAAAGATATGACGGGCCGCGTGTTTTCCAAGACGATCGAGATCAGCGAAGGGCCGGAACGCCTGATTGATTTTGCCACCGACATCAACATGCAGGGCCAAGACCTTAGCGCGTTTGCGTCCGACGTGTTCAAGGATGCGTTTGTGCCGGGCATTTCATTCATCATGGTTGATGCGCCGCGGCGTGAGGGCGAAACAACCCGCCAACAGGCGGCAACGCTTGGGCTGCGGCCATACATGGTGCATTTGACTGTTGAGAGCATATTGGGCTTCAAAACCGAGATGTTCAATAACGTGCTGGCGTTGTCAATGTTGCGGATTATGGAAACCGTGACCGAGGACGATCCCAAAGACGAATTTACGCAGATCGACATCAAGCAGGTGCGCGTTCTGACGCGGCTTGATGGCGTTGTGTCCGTTCGCATATATCGCAAAAACGACAAAGATGAATCATACATTTTTGATGAATACCTGACCAACGCGGAAGAAATCACGGTAATCCCGTTCTACGCACAGCGCACGGGGTTTTTCATGGGCGAGCCTGTCTTAGAGGACTTGGCAGACGTAAACATCGCGCACTGGCAATCGCAATCGGACCAGCGCAACATTCTGCACTTTGCGCGCGTGCCAATCCTATTCGCGTCTGGGCGGGCCGATGACGAACCGCTTGTCATTAGCGCAAGTCAGGCGGTCACGTCACGCGATGCCGATGCCAAACTGTCATGGGTCGAACACTCAGGCGAGGCTATCGGCGCGGGCCGGACTGACCTGAAAGACCTTGAGTTTCAAATGCAGGCGCTCGGCTTGCAGCTATTGGTTGCCAGCCATGAAACAGCCACGGGCGCGGTGCTGGATAGCGCAAAAGAAACATCCACCCTGTCTATGATGGCGGACAACCTCAAGGACGCCTTGGAACAGGCTTTGACATGGATGGCGTTCTATGCGGGCTTGCCAGAGGAGGCAATCACGGTCGAGGTCAACAAAGAATTTGGCATTGCGCCACTGACCGCGCAAGAGGTTCAGGTTATGCAATCCGACGTGTCGCTTGGCTTATTGTCAAAAGAGGCGTACTATGAGGAACGCAAGCGGCGCGGGTTCTTGCGCCCAGATCTGGAAACGGAGGCGGACATGGATGCGATTACCAAAGAAGCCCCCGCATTGACCGGTGACGCGCTAGACCTGGGGACCTAAATGACATCCGCGAACGATAAAATCCTAGACGCGATGCAAACCCGTGCGCTGGACCTGCAAAGGCTGGCGGCGGGCCAAGCGCGTGACGTGAATAAATTCCTCACGGAACTTCAGGGCGATATTGTTGCACAGCTTGCGCGGATTGATCCGACGGGCATTGGAAATGTATCACGACGTGGTACACGACTGGAAAAGCTGTTGGATCAGGTCAAGGCCACAATCACGGCATCATATCGCAGCGAGGGCAAGCGGCTGGCGAATGAGTTGCGCGAAATTGCGGACATGGAAGCGCGGTTCGCCGTGTCGTCAATCAACAAGGGCGCGGGCGTGCAGCTTATCACGTCAGAGCTAACACGCGGGCAGCTAGTGGCCATTACAGGCGATCTGCTAGTGCAGGGCGCGCCGGTGTCGGATTGGCTGTCACGGCAGGCGGGCGATACGCTTACGCGGTTTACAGACAACATGCGGCTTGGCATTGCGCAGGGCGAAACAAACGGCCAGCTTATCCGACGCATTCGGGGCGGGCGTCAGAATGGCGAGGTGGTCAAAGGCTTTATGGACATCACGCGGAACCACGCAGACAGCTTGGTCAGATCCGCAACGCAGGCGGTGTCTCAGGCATCGCGGCAGGCGGTCTATGATGCGAATGACGACATCGTAAAAGCCGAGCAGTGGGTCAGCACGATTGATCTGCGCACGACTGAGGAATGCGGCGCTCGCGACGGGCTGACCTATACCGTTGGCACGCATGAGCCGATTGACCATACGTTGCCTTGGGGCGGCGGTCCGGGCAACTTGCATTGGGGCTGCCGCTCGACATCAACGCCGGTTCTAAAGTCGTTTCGCGAATTGGGCCTGGACATTGATGAGGTGCCGGAAACCACGCGATCGTCGCTGGACGGGCAGATCCCGCAAGACACGTCGTTCGAAGGGTGGTTGTCTAAGCGCACGGTTGCCGAGCAGGATGCGAACCTTGGCGTAGGGCGTGCGAAGCTATGGCGCGACGGGGATATATCGTTCAGGGATTTGATGGATGCAAATGGCAGGCCGTTGACATTGCTGGAATTGCAGGCTAGGGTTTAGGCGTAGCAAAGGGACCATGACATGAATCTAAAACCTGTTTATATGGCTGCAAGAAAGCCCACAACTAAAGCCACGCAAGAAGAGCCGTTGGATTGGGTGATGCTTGAAGTTACAGAGGTTAAGCCCACAACCCCCTTGCGCCGCGCGTCAAAGTAGTGTATTTCTTGCCTTGAAGAAATGTGACTTAAACGAACCAAAGGTGAACCATGACCGATCAAGAGTACGCAAACGATATTTATGACGCACGCAAGGCATTTAACGACGCGGCAAAGGCTGCGAGTGATGCTGGACTAAAGGTTGACGTGACACTTTTCGCGGTCCCGGTTATGGAGATGGGATACACCGCCACCAGCCTTAGGGTAAGCGTTACCAAAGAGCTAACGTACAGCTAACACACGAACAACAACACGAACCAAATAACCCTGCTTAGGCGGGGCTTTTTGCGTTGGCGGGATGCCAGCGCCTTAACAGCGGGAAGCTGAACCAATGGAAATTGAAGTAACAGACACAACAACCCTCCCCGAATGGCTGCAGGGCCACGTTAAAGAGGGCAAGCTAAACCTTGGCGCGCTCGCTGCGCCAGAAGACGTGGCGGGGCTAAAGACTGCCCTATCCAAGGAGCGCGGCAACGCAGCGGCATATTCAAAGTATGGCACGCCTGACGACATCGAAGCCAAGATCGCCGACCTGACCGAAAAGGCCAAAGGCACGGGCAAGACAAGCGACGACGCGCAGGCCAAGCTCGACGCCATGAAAACAGATTATGAGAGCAAGCTAACGGGCGCAAACGACCGCATCAGTAAAATGATGCAACGCGGCGCATCCAGCGACCTCAAGGCGGAACTGGCCAAGGCCGGTTTTATATCAGAGTCGATTGACGACATTGCATCCAGCGCGATGGGTCGCCTCAAGTTTAACGAGGACGGCACCGCGCAGGTGATGACCTCGGACGGAAAGCCGATGATTGGGTCTGGATCCGATCACGGTGCGACCTTAGCCGATCTGGCGAAGGAACTTGCTACGTCCAAATCATACGCGGTTCGGTGGGATGGCAAGGGCGGCGGCGGGAAGCCAGCCGGATCACAAGGCGGGACGCCTGACAAACCAACAGTTTCGCGGGCGGCTTGGGACACAATGTCTCATGTAGACCGCGCGGCACATTCAAAATCAGGCGGCGCAGTAAAAGACTAGCCCGCAAATTAGGAGAATAGCCCAATGGCTAACGTACTCACATCCCTCGCCGCAGATCTTTACAAAGCTGCCGAAATCGCTGGCCGCTCTGCGGTTGGCTTCATTCCATCGGTTACAGTCAACGCTGGGTCCGAGGTTGCGGCCCAAAACACCACTGTGAAATCATTCACAACTGTTGAAGGCACAATCAACACAAGCGTAACGCCTTCCATGACCATTCCAGAAGGTGACGACAACACAGTCGGCGTCGACACTATGACGCTGGACAAAGAAGTGAACGCAAAAATCCCGTTCACTGGCGAAGATCAGCTTTATCTTAACCAGAGTTCCGGTTTTCAAACTGTCTACGGGCAGTTGATTGCGCGTAAAATGGAAGGCATGGTGCGCACGATTGAAGCTGCGGTCGCTGTTGAGGCCTACACCAACTCTACCCGCGCTGTCGGCACGGCAGGAGCTACCCCTTTTGGCAGCAATTTTGACACGGTTGCGGAGGCACGTCAGATTATTCTTGATAACGATATGCCCGTGAATGACGGTCAACTATCGCTTATCGTAAACTCATCTGCTGGCACTAAGCTGCGCAACCTCGCGCAACTTCAAAAAGTTAACGAGGCAGGCGGAAGCGACTTGTTGCGCCAAGGCACCTTGCTGGACCTTCAGGGGTTTATGTTTAAGGAGTCCAGCGGCGTTCAAGCGCACACCAAAGGCACTGCGGCAAGTGCGCTGGTAAATGGTGCCTTGGCAGTTGGTGCAACTTCCATTGTTTTTGATACGTCCACACCGGGCGCATCTGGATTTAAGGCGGGCGACGTAATCACAATTGCAGGGGATGACAACAAATATGTTGTCGTCGGCGGAGTTACATTGACGGGCGCGGCGGGTACTGTTGAAATCGCAAGTCCTGGCCTGCGCGCTGATGCCGCTAACAACGCTGCCATCACGGTTGGCAACTCCTACGCGGCAAACGTCGGACTGCACCGCAGCGCGATTGAGCTGGCGATCCGCCCTATGGCATCCCCATTAGCATCGGCGGCTCAAGAGCAGATGATTATTCAGGACCCCGTTTCGGGCCTTGCATTCACAGTCGAGGTTTACGGCGGCTATAAGAAGGCAATGGTTGATATCACTGCAATCTACGGTGTGAAGGCTTGGAACCCAAGCGCGATTGCCACATTGCTCGGCTAAGTTTACAGAGGGGCGGGCTTAGGTTCGCCCCTTCGGTAAGTTTAGAGGGTTTGCAAAATGGCACTTGATACCACAATAGGCGGCGTTGATGCGGACAGCTACGGCACGCTTTCGGCTTATACAGCGTATGCGCTTGGCATGGGCTGGACGCTTGCAGCTACAGACGCGCTAAACGAAATCAACCTGCGCAAGGGTGCGACCTACCTTGACCGCAAGTATTCCTTCATCGGGATGCAGCAGTATCAATATCAAGGGCTTTCATGGCCTCGCTTGGTCAATGACATTGTAGACGACTGGCCGGTAAACCCTGACACAATCCCGCTGGACATTATCCACGCGCAATTCGAGGTCGCATACATCTTGCAGGGCGGGCTTGATCCGTTCGCAACAATCGAAACAAGCCAAACCAGCGACATGATTAAAGTCGGGCCGATC